GATAGCAGCAGCACTTAACGCAGTCGCTATTCCTGCGCTGAACGGAGCAGCGATTGCGCCCGTTTTAGACGCATCTACTCCTGCTCCTACCCAATATCCAGAAATCTCTTTGTATGCGTTGATACCAACTTCTGCGATAGCAAGAGTCTTCAATAATTTAGCGTTCTTCTTTTTGCTTTCCTCATCACGACCTAGCAATCCTGCAAGAGCAGACAACGATGCTTGTACTGCTTCTATCTGCTTATTGCGTATATCTTGCTTTGCTTTCTCCGTATCTTCTTCGTTCTGCAATCTAGTTGTGTTTCCAAACACTTGCGCATCTGTAGTTGCAGTTTGTAGATTTGTTTCTGCGTTCAACAAGACTTCGTTGCTGGATGCCTTCAATGTCTCTCTATCTGTCGCTGCCTTCTTGTCTATCTCTGCACTCTCTTTTTCAAAATCTGCCTTCTTAATTATTCCTCTATCGTATTGGTCTTGTAATAAATCCTTTTGCTTCTTGATGCTTTCTTCAAGCGCAGCAGACTTCGCAAGTTCTGTGGATGTGACAAGAGCAAATTCATCCTGCGCTCTCTTTACTGCAATGTCGCTTCGCTTCTGCGCTGCTTCCTGCTCTGTTATCTCACGATTGCTCAACGCTAGTTTGATTGCGTTCTCTTCTTCTGTGATTTGTCTTTCAAGAGCAGAGCGTGATGCGTTCGCATTCTTCTCAATAGTCTCTTGTCGTTGCTGCAAAGATTCATTTGCTATCTGCTCATTGATATCATTCAACTTGTCAGCGATATCACGGGCAATCGCTTCTTCTATCGCCTTTCTGTTTTCGCCCGTTGCCTTGATTGCATCTAGCCTCTCCTTCGCTTCGTTCGCAATCGCAGCAAGTTGTCTCTGTGCATCATCTTGAATAAGCAACAATCTTGCATCTGCAAGTTCTTTTTGCAAATCCAATTCTTTCTGCCTCTCTGCTTCGTTCGCAGCCTTTCGTTTCTCTGCTCCTGCTTTACGAATAGAAAGCAATTGCGCTTGGTAGTTGTTCTCTGCTGCTATTCTCGCTTGTGTATCTGCACCTGCATCTTCCAATGCAGCATCCCGTTGGTTCTTCGCAATCTCTCTTTGCTTCGCAGTCGTATCCTTTCCTTGTGCTTCAAGCAATGCTAGTTCTGAATCCAAGAAAGATTTCTTCTTTGCTAGAATCTCCTTGTTGATTTCAATAATCAACTTCGCTTTTCTGTTCTCAATCTCTTGTTGCTTGTTCGCACTCTGTCCTACGAGAACGACATACGCAGTTTCTGCATCTGCTTGTTTTTGTCTCTGCTCATCTGTCAACTGATTCTGTTCTTCCAGAATTGCGTTCGCCTTCTTTATGTTTTCAAACTTTCTTTTCGCTAGTTTCTCCTCTTCTGCTAGATTCTTTTTCTCCAGCTCACTCGCTTGGTTCAACAGATTCAATCGCTCCTTTTCATCTGTGGTTCTTTCCTTCGCTTGTTTGATGAGATTATCAATCTGCGTTTCGTTCTTCTTCAATTGCGTTTGCAAACTTCTCTCTGCATCTTCAATCGCATCTGCTTCTTTCTCCACTTCTGCGCCTCGCTTCGCCCAATCTACCAACTTTGCAGCATAATCTCCCGTTGCCTTCGCTCCGTCAACCAATGGTGTTACTGCATTCTTATATGCTCCTGCGACTTGTCCTGCTCCTTCTTTGATTGAGTCAAAGTCTAGAGTGAAAACACCCTTGACAATGTTTCCGATTCCTTTAAGATTCTGAATGAATGTTCCGTTGATATATTCAACGATGCCTTCAAGTATCTTTTTAGGTTCGGAGAATGCGCCTATGAGAACATTGCCTAGTTTGAACAACACGCTAGTGAGTCCACCTACTACTGCATTCACACTAGCCAATATGACTCTGAATGTTTCTGTGAGTGCGTTGTTCTTTGTGATGAGTTGCTGCAATAATTGAAACGCAGATGTCAACAATCCAAGTGGATTTGCTTTCAGTGCTGCGCCTATTCCATTGATTCCTCCTTTGAACACTTGCGCTCCTTCACTAGCGACACGAAACGCAGGACCGAGTGCGCCAAGTGATTTGCTCAACACACCTCCTTCTCCGAATGCTTCTTTGATTGCATCTGCGTACGAACCAACTAGAGAGCGATTGTCTCCTATTCCTTTGTTGAACGCATCCAGAGCATCTTTCTTTTTCTTCAATTGCTCTGCTGCCGTTTTATATTCGGCACTCAACTCAATCTCGCCTTGCTTGTTTTTCACAAGCGTGTTCGCCATCAATTTCAATTGTGTCTGTCCAAGTTCGTACTCACGCAGTAGTTGTTCGTATGAACCTTCTGCTGCCTTTTGGAATTGGTTTGTTTTCTCTAGTGTCTGATTGTATTGAGTGTACTGCTTGTTGAGAATCTTTAACTGCGTTTCATTCGCTGCAATCGCTTTAGATAATTGAGCGACCTTTCTAGGCTTGTCTTCTGCTATCGCTTGTTCCAATGCCTTGTTGAGTTCCTTGTTTTCAAGTTTCAACTTGGTTGTGTCTTCTTTTATCTTTCCAAGTTTCTTGCCGATGTCATCGGTCTTTATTGTAAAGTCAACTATGACTACTTTCTTTGTTGCCATTATATGAGTTTAAGCAGTTCTACTTTTGTTGTTTTGCCCTCTACGAAATTCGTAATCTTATTGACATAGAAATACGCTTGATGCTTTCGTATGTAAACGGGAATGAAAGGATTGAATCCAATGAAATCTTGTGCAGTCAACCACACACTCTCTGTTATCAATTCGTAATTATTGAGTGAGCGAATCAGCGCAGCGTATTCATTCTCTACGGCATCCTGCATCGTGTAATCATACTCAATAGGAAAGTTGAATATGTTTTCAAAGAATGCGAACGGAAGATTGTTCTGTACTGATGTAAAGTTTATTGCAGTATTCTTCACTTTTACTGCTTGAATTCCAGATACAGATGGAACTTTGTATATGCCTACGATGTGTGTTTTGTATTTGTTCGGAAAGAATGTATCTGTGGAATACGAATCCCCATACACGGGCAGGTCGCACAATGGTTCTCCGTTCCATCTAGATGTGAAGAATGTAGCAGCAAGTCCACTCTCTAGTGATTTCTTTCTAGGCGCAAGTGAATTATCGTTGATGTTGAATGTGTAGTTGCCGTACAACTTTGGTGCGTTGTCATCGCTGAATACTGCATCGTTCACTTGAGCATAATTACAATGAGAATCTAGATTGAATACTCCTGCCTCAACTTTGTCGCTCCAATCTTTTGCGTACGGAATATTGTCGTAGATGTCTTGAAACGAAATAACACGCAATGTCTGTGTAGCAGAATCTGCTTCATAAATCCAACAGAATCTCTGCGCTAATGCCTTCAATAAATCCTTCACAGATATATCGGGTAGGTTTGATGATATCGCCCAATAGTTATTGTATTGTACGGGGTACGACTCATCTCCTTGTATGCTTGTGTTTATCACACTCAACTTTGCGTTTCCTATATGCAGACCATTAACATCAGAATAGAACAATGCGAACGGAGCAGGAGGATATGTGTTGAATGTGTTCACTTGCTGATTGTTCACATACGCAACAATTCCTAGTCGCTCATCCTTGTACATAATCAAATCAGATGCGAACAGATTCAATGTTCCAAGTGATGTGTAGTCTTGTTGATACTTCCACGAATGAATCGTTCTGTAGGATGTGTTCGTACTTCGTGATGAGTTAGTGTATGCGACCAAACGAATCTCTAGCACTTTACTTATCTGCGTGTTGATTCGTAGATATGTCAATGGAGAGGCAGGACCAAACGGGTCACTAATTCTTCTTATCAATCCATTACTACTTGCAAAGATTCCTATCTGCACAGAAGCGTCAAACTTCGTTGTGCATTTAGCGATGTGTGTCTTTGTTGTTGATGGAGGAGTAGATGGACATCCTGCTTCGTTTGGAAATGTATATCCACTCTCGTATGATATCGCATCTGTGCCTATCTGCGTTGCCTCATCTAGATTCGTTGTATCGTATGGTATGATGATATTCGGAGATGCAGCCAATCCACTACCTAGATTGTAATCGGGGTTTGATATTAAATTATAAGAAGATGCCCTATTCAAGAACGGATATGCGATTGAAAGAACACTTGTATCTGTAGGCGATGGTAGATAGTACTCTGATGCTTGTACTTCGCTCTTCAAGAATGTCGCACTACCATTGTTGTACACAAGAGGAATCGCACTCGTTGCTATCTTCTGCTCTTCTAATCTTCTGCCTTCTATCTTCCAATCAACAGATTCAGCGATGCGCTTCAATATGTATCTAGTGTAGATGCACGGCAGCATTCCTTTCGCCCACACTTCACGATTTGTGTAGTCATACACACTATCATCGTTCGCAGTATTGATGAACGGATAGATGTATCCATCTTCCCATTCTCTAGTGTGGCTATTCACGACATTGGACATCGTGAGCGTGTGTTCAAGTTCTGTGAAATCCAAATCCTTTAACTTCAATCCTTCTATCAATTGGAAAAAATTGATTGCGCCAGAATAGAAAACTGCCTTGTATGTTACATCTTCGCTCTGTATGACTAGATATCCGTTTATCAATGCGCCATACTGCTCAAGTTGCGCAGGATGCTTTTTGTGCTTGTCGTTAAGCACACGCATATTTGTACTTGTTTTCGGAAGAGTGAACTGATTCGTGTAGTTCGCTTGTCTATCCTGCAACTCTGCGATGTCGTTGACTTGTTGAGTCAATACAATACTCGTATCGGGCAACAAATCCAACACCTCTCCGTTCGCATATAAGTTCACTTGCCTCATAATGTGTGTACATAATTTTCAACTAACTCTAGAGAGAGTTCAATACTATGCCTTCCGTTTTCAGTCTCGTAATATTTGAACGAACCTTCTTTCACATTGATGGTCTGCCATATGTATCCACCTTTGCCGTTGCTGCCGATATACATCTGTACGAAATTGGATGCAGTCAAACCAATCAATCCTTTGATATCATTCAATTCTATGTTGTCTGCACCTACAATCATTGTAGGCTTATCTGTTTTTGTGAGTACACTAGTGCGACCTTCAATATCAAGTGAGTCGTAGTATGGTTCAAACTTCTGCACTTCGCCTATCGTGCTGCCGATTGTCTGTGTCTTTGAGAACAACCAATAGTTCATACCACCTTTGCGACCTTTCCAAGCAATGTACACGGGATTATCCTTGCACTTGTTGTCTAGTTTGACATTCATCACTTGCATCAATCTAGATGTAACGGCAGATATCGCTCCACTAGGTGCGCCACTAACATATCCACTAGTCACATACAACTCATCTACATATCCGTTGTCTAGTGCGCCTCCTGCTTCAATCCATACATCTATGCTTGTATCTGAATCTGCGTATGTAGTCTTCAATCTCAAACGATATTCGCCTCTTGCGTACGCTTGTAGACTGAATGTGCTTATGCCAGTCGCAACTTTGTTATAATTATATAACTGCTCCTTACTTGCAACATTACCTCCTGCTAGTTCCATCGTTTCGTGTTGTATGTATCCGATATCAAACGGATAACCTTTGAACTTCGTAGGTCTTTCAAAGTCGCTGATGAACTTTCCTCTGTTCGCATCTACTGCAATCGTAGTGTACACACACAGATGCTCACACATATTCTCATTTAGTCTACTCTGAATCTGTCTAACGCTATTCGTTGCGAAGAAATATGTAGGAGGAGTAGCGACTACATTCACATACTCTCGCACACTTATGCTCTTCACATATCCCGATGCATTGATACTCCATCTAAAAAACAATTGAGCATTGTCATATGATGGATTCCAATTGAATCCTTGCTCTCCACTATTCTGTGTCGTGTATATAATTGCATTAGTTCCAAATTCTATCACATCCATTTGGTATGGTACACCATATGTGATTGGAGATACTCTCACATTGATGATGACTTCGTATGTTTTTGTACTTAATGGAACATTCGTTGGAAAGAATCCAATAGTTGGGAATGCTTCTTTGAAATTACTTGCAATATTATCTGTCACAATCGCAGGAATACTTCCATCATACGATGCAAATGATGCTCCCCATAACGCATTGCCTTGCGCAAAGTCTCCATTCTGTACGAGTTCGCTTCCGTATGTGTTCAATGCTTGTGAGTTCAGAATGTTTCCGAACGCAGACACAGAGAATTCACTAGGATATCTGATGCGACCTTCAACATAATACTGCACCCAAGCATATCCATCGTTCCAATTCGTGAATGAGTACGGACTCTTGTTAAGTTTCTTCAATTCACGCAGACAATATCCGTGTGGTTTCACATAGATGTACCCTCTTGTATCGGGAAACGATGTGAATGGTTCGTGTGTTGTCACCAATCCCGTTACAGAATTGCGTGTAATGACTCTAGTCTCTAGATACAATCCATAGAATCGTGTGTGATTGTTGATGTATCCTACAGAAAGAGCAGCATATGGTATATCTGTGAGTATGTGAGTCGCTCCACTACCACTAAAGTTTAAAGTGATAGTGATAATCGTAGCGACTACATCATATCCTGCTACATAAATCGTATCGCCTTCGTTGTATCCCGTAGAATCTGCATCGCTTATGACTATCACAAGTTTATTTTGTGTCAACGGCAGATACGCAAATGTACTTGTGACAAGAGCGTCTTGTCGCAGCAGTTTGAAATACGATTGATTGTGTACGCTATTCCATCGTGAATACAAAGATGGATTCTGTATGCAAGGTGTTTCGGGTTTTCCTAGTGTGATTATCATTCTGTGAATCCTGTTGTGAGAATGCTTTCAAATATTGTTGTGATGTCAGAACCAATTGACACCTCTTGTGTTTTTGTTATTTTGTTTGCGAACGCATCTAGCGTTTTGTCGTTGATGATATCAGAATAAATTACTCTTGGAGATTTGCCGTGCCACGACACTCCATCTCTGTGAATCTTTCGTGCGATTACGAATGCTTGTGTGCTGCGAGGAATGAATCTCCCCTTGCCATCTCTCCACAATGGAATCTTCTTTACCTTCAGCCAATCAATAAGTCGTTCTGCTAGTGTCGGTGTGCTTGGTGTGCTTGTTTTAGTCTTACCTCTACCTTCTTCAAACCATTCTACATACTCAACTCCCCATATCACTACACCATCATCCGTGTTCTGCGATTCAAATCCACGCTCCATCTCTCCACTCGCTTTGTACTTGCGTGAGTTCTGCTTCATTGAATTCACGGCATTCTTGCTGAACTCATCTAGCAGTTTTCTAGTTGCAGGTAGTATCGGCATTCGTTAGCAGTATGGTTGTTCCAGCAAGTTGATGTTGAACTTCAGCACCCATCCACAGAGATTCTCGTCAAATATGTGATAGTTCGGTTCTCTTGTGATTGCTTCTACACTTACAACATCGGGATGCAAAACAAGTTTTTGTAGGAACTGCGATGTGAGTATGTGCATATCGTAGAGACACAACTCAATCTCTTCTTGCTTTGACTTCATATGACAGAGTGTGAGTATATCCATCCAACATTCGTATGTACTCTTCACCACTCCGTACACAATCGTATCATTGATGTTCACGGGATACAGATACGCTCTAGGGAATTTCTTCTCTGTCTCGTAAATTCCTTTGCGAGTCTGCAAGTTCGCATACGAACGCATTCCGTGTCCGAATGGTATTTGTAGTTCTGCGCTCACATCTCGTAGTATCGTGAGCAGTTTCATCTGCACTTGAGCAGGAGGATTTATACTAGCACTCATTTGTATCTTTTGTTACGACTCTCTGCCTCTCGTTGTGCGTTGGCTTGGAGTCTTCGTGTGAATAGTGTCTGCTCTTTATTCATAAGCAGTTTTATGTATATCGTATTGTACTCTATATAAAGAACTGAATCGTACTTCAACACATCTCCATCTGCAAGTGCATCTATCAAGTTCATCACTCCGAACTTGTCAAAGCGTTTAATTCCTGCTGCATCCTGCTCTCTAGTTGAGTCAGTAGAGAGAGTCTCTCCCTCAACTTGGATGATGGCAGACAATTGCTCAAAAAAAAAGTAGCGATAGGAACTGCATCCATCGCCTTCATTGACATTATCTGTGGAATGAATCCTCGTATCTTCTCATCTGTGTACTCTCTGTCTTTTGTTACGCTAGTGTAGAAATAAACAGACAAAAGATACGGCATCACAGACAACACATTCATCTTGCCTTCTATCATCGCATTTACTTCCTGCTGCGCCATTATCTTCTGCCCCCAAGTTTCCTTCTTCAAGTCAGTAGGCACTCTGTGAAATTCTCCTTGTATCAACACTTCTTCGGGTCGCTTCCACTTTCCAAAGTCGGGAGGTTCTTCTGTCAAGAAATAAATGTGCTTCACGATATTCTCAACTGCTACTTCGGGAACATTGTAACAATACTCACGACTCAAGCCAGTAACGATAGAGAGCAATTCAATAGCATCTAGATTCTTTGTCTCTAGCAGTCGCATAAATTGTGCAAGTGTGACATCTTCCCATATCACGGGAATCTCTATCTGTTGTTCATCAACAATTTCTTCGCCTTGCTTGTGTCTGCGTATTGTAATAGGTAACATCTATGGTCGTTTTAATAGTTTGTCTATCTGTGCTTGTGTCTTCAATTCACGCAGCATCAAATGTCTTCGCAGTTGCTTTGAAAACTTTCCGTGCTTCGGGTGTTTCTTCTTAAAGAATTTCCCCTTGAATATCCGTACGCATATTTTGATTATGTCCATAGCGAGATAAAGATACTATAAGAATAAACTCTTTGTATCTACCTCACCAATAAATTGTAATCGTGTGTGACAACTCCACATAAGTTCTCCCGTGAACAATTGCACGATGTACCAATTTTCTAGATTGACTTCTTCGTATGTGAATCGTGTATCCTGCACAAGCAACCATTCTTCCTTTGTAAGTACAGAGTCATCTACTTCGGGCAATCTCCAAAAGTTTGAGTACACTTCTATCACCATACCTTCTTGGTCTGTATAGATAGCATTGCGAACGCAGTCACCTACTTTGTATATCATATCAGAGTTGTTTTAGGTGCTTTGATATTTCGCTCTGCGATTAAATTGTACGCAGCATATCGCATCGCATCCATCAAGTGGTCATTCACTTTCACGGGTTCATCAATTGCTTTCTCGTTCGTGTCTACCTTCCACTTGTAGTTGCGTATCTCTTTCACTAGTTCGTGTCCGTACGCATAGATTCGTACTGACTTGCATTTATCAATTCCTACTTTCACTTCTTTCTTCGCAGGTCGTACATTGAATCCTGCTCTAGATAGTTCTGCGATTCTATCTGGTTCTGCACTATCGCAGTATATGATGTTGCGTGTAGATACAAGTCCTTTCATTGCTTGAATCAAATCGTTGTTCGTTAGATGCGACTGATACAACAATTGTTCTGCGTACATTCCTGCATCTGTGCGTACGCATTTCACTAGCGCAGTAGGATTGTTGAATCCAAAGTCAAGTCCGTATGCAATCTCTCCTTTAGCATCTGTGCGCTCTGTCTCTTCCCAATTCGTATAGATAGTTGCACCACTCACACCTCGCTCTCCTAGTCCGTATATCTTCCAATAGTTGATATCCTCTTCTTGGAGTCTTTCAATCTCTTGTATCTGCGTAGAATTAAGATACGGGTTATCTCTATATGTGGTGCGATAGAACGCAGCATCCTCTCTTGTACACACATTGTCGTATATCCAATGATACTCATCAGATGGATTGTAGTCTAGTATTACTTTGTCTGTAGTACGCAGCAGCAGTTGTCTGAAATCTTCGTATGTGAGTTCGTTCGCTTCATTGATAAAAAGAATGTCCCTCTTGCGCCCTCGTACTTTCTGTGGTTGGTCTAGAGATATGAATTCAAAAGTTGTTTCGTGCAAGTGATATTCACCTACAGATTTGTTGTGCATCTGTTCGGAGTACATATTGATGCCCTCAAGTATCTGTATGAAATCACGCATTGCAGTTGCTTTGAGAGCTGGAAGAGTCTTGCGACAGATTGTAACTATGCGACCTTGCATCCCTGCTATATGCGAACGAATCGCAGTCTCTATCAAGAATTGTAGAATGGAATATGTTTTACCACTTCGTGTTCCTCCTTGATTAACTGCGATGCGCTTACCACTAGGCAGAAAGTTTGTAGTGATATCGTAGTATGTACGACTATGCTTGTGCATCGTTACGCTTCCCGAATAGTTCGCTCCAATCAAACGAGCGCAGTTCTTTTCCATCTGCTCCCGTTACTTCTTGTCGCTCTATGTATCCTCGCTTCTTTCCTTTTGTCTTTAAGAAGAATATCGTTGCAATCGTGTCTCCATCTTTTATCTTCTTGTGTAGATGCGACTCTGCGAAATCTAGTACGATATTGTTCAGTTCTTCTACTGCCTTTCTGTATTCAGCATCTACTTCCATCCAATCATAGTGCGACCTACGATTTATTCCTACTGCATTACACGCAGTCGTAACTACACCTAGTGTACGCACAAGCATATTCAGCATCGCTCTCTTTTTAGGATGAGTGAAATGTGCGTACGCATCTTCTTCAATCCTCAACTCAATCGCCTCTTCTTGATTTGCGTTCGCAATTTCTAAATCAGATTTTTTCTTTGCCATCTTGTTAGATGTTTGTTTCTTCTACAGATTTAGGTGTGTATTCGTTTCCGTTTATTTTTATCTGTAGTGATGGGTCTAATTTGTGCATTCTATTGATTATCACTTGACAATATATCGGGTCTAGTTCCATTCCATAGCATACACGATTCAATTGATGTGATGCGACCATAGTAGTGCCGCTGCCCATAAAAGGTTCTACAATCAAATCGTTTGTTTTGGTTATTGCTTTTATATATTCAGCAGGTAATTCAATTGGAAAAGTTGCAGGATGAAATTTTCTTATGTTTCCTAGTTCTGTATTAAGGAACAATACACTCTCCATCTCTTTCAATTCGCCTTCATATCCTACAGAACTTGCTTTTATTGAACCATCTTTCTGTCTTCTTCCTCTTATTTTTTTATCTACGACCTTCGCTCTTCTTTCCCAAGTTCTATTGATATGTTTGAACTTTTTACCGAATACAAATATCCATTCGTGTGCAATCGGAATAAATGCGCTTTGATTTCCAACACTTCCTGCGGTTGGTTTTGCCCATACATTCCAACTTAATAACTTGTATCCGTTTTGCCTTCCTTTATCTATGTATTCATTCCAGTATTCGTGTATATCGTTATCCTTTCTTTGGATTCCTAAATTAATTGCTTGGTACTCTGCGTACGCATAATATGATGTGATGAATTCGCAGATGTTTTCTACAGACAAGTCTTTTCCTCCATTGTATTCTCTCATATCTGAATATGGTGGACTTGTAAAAAGTAATTCTGCGTACCTATTGTTCATTAATCTATCTACATCGTTTTGATTTGTTGAACTTCCACATAGTAATCTATGCGAACCTATTTCTATCAAATCGCCTAGAACAATATCTGTAGTTATATTTTTATCATCGCTGAATTCATCATCATCTACTTCTCCTTTTTCCTCATCAAACATCACGGGCATTTCTAATCCCCACTCATCTAGTTCCTGCATATCCCATTCATTGGCTAACATATCCCAATCCCATTCTCCTTTGCTCACATTGTCTTTGATTATGAACTCACGCTTCTGTTCTTCTGTTGCATCTGTGATGCGAATGATGTGTACATCTTTGTATCCAAGTTCTAGTGCAGCCTTGTATCGCATATTCCCTCCTAGTATGACGTTGTTCTCATCTACTATTATTGGTCTCGCTTCCATCATTTGTGGGAAATTGCGAACGGATTTAATAAGTTCCTTGAACTCTTTCTCCTTAATGTATCTAGGATTCTTTTCGTTTCCTCTGATTGATGATACAGATACTACTTCAATTGGGTGTACTTTCATTGTCTGATATTTTTGAATATTCATATACGATGCATTGTTCTAGATTCAAATCTCTTGGGTCTTCATATGCCCACATAATCTCGTACTGCTTGTCTTGAATGTGCTTGTTGA